ATATCGCTATACGAAGCGCACGTCTACTTTTCGAATGCGACGGGGGCATGTTTCGTGGCGGTCATAAAAGGGGAAGAGCCTTGGAAGCCGATTACGAACGAGGAAATAGAGCGCAAATGGAAGGCTGGCGACTATATCGTTTTTCCAATCGTCAGGTATTGAGCGGAGAAGCTAAAGCGTGGCTAGCTGAGTGGCTGGCGAAGGAGACGAAATGATGTTTTCGCAAGAGGATAAGCATAGGCTGCGGATTGTCGAGCATAATCTTCTCCAGCTCATTGATGCCCTTAAAGTCGGAGGGAAGAATCTCCAAACTGACGCAAGGACCATCTTGGAGTCGCAGGGCAAGCTACTGGCTGCGATTCACGAAGAAACCGCACGAGTTAACGCCTTGGCAGCCAAGCGACAGGAAGAATTTGCGGAATTGCATGTTCAGAAGTGGTTTGAGTCGCTGGACGGCAAAGTACAGGCCATCGGCGGGGTGCTGGCAGAACTTTTGGCTACTACCCCACCAGCCAGAAAATACCGTGCGGCAAATAGGCGGGGCAGGGCCAGCAAAAGGAATTCTAGGGGGCATAAGTGATGCATCGGACCCCTCACAAGCTGGATGTGGAGGCTACCAAGGCCAAGAACTACAAGTCCCGGTACTCCTATGTCAGCCGGAGGGTACATTTTGGCACGGAGCACGGGTGCGAGTATCTGGCTGGCTTAGTGGACTGTGGAGAGCGGCGGGACATGATTTTCGAGCGTGATGGCGGCAGATGTGTGGACTGCGGGAAGAAGCTGCACATAGATAGCTGGGACACTCACTTAGCGCATGGCGGGAACACGAAAATTAGCCGTTGCTGGTGCCCAGAGAATCTCAGCCTGAAATGCTACAACTGCCACATTGTCAAAGAGCATGGCCGGGTAGTTCGCAGCGACCGAGCAGAAAGGGCAGCGCATGTCTAAGGAATGGCGGGAATGGGTGAAGGGGCTGGCGAAGCGGCTGAACGCCGAACTTATCGAGGGCTTGTTTGACGCAGAACAGCAGGAGTTCAATTTTGAGCGCGTGCTCACAGAATCCGGCCTCGTGGAGTTGCTGGAGGCGGGGCAGGAAGCGCAGAAGACGCTCGACATGATGAAAGTTCTGGACATTGGAACTTACTATGCCGTGGTTTGCGCAAGGAGTTCCGATGGACTGAGCGCCGCCAAAGCCAAATTTCTGGCGGGCATCGCCGGGAAGGATGGTGGGAAGTATGACGAATGACGAGCGGGTGTTGGAATTCCTTACCGATCTATCAAAAGCGAGCGAATACAAATCTCACGATTTGGGTTTTGAGGACAGTATCAGCAATCAATGGAAAACGGACGCGGCAGACCTGCTCGTCGAGCTGAAGCAGCAATCCGTAGCACAGAGAGTCAGCAGCAAGGAGAGAACGTGAGCAAATTCATGGATGACGCGGAGTTAACAGTACTCAATATCGAGAGCTGGCTAGACAAAATGCGGGATGACCCTCTGATAGGGCAAGACATTCAAAACTTGCAGTCCTTCGCGCCGGACGGCCTAAGCAGAGTCTTGCTTATGGCAATTATTGGTTGGAAGGAATTTGTCGAGCAGCGTTCCACTTAGTTGCTGTGGAGGGGGATGAAAATGAGCCGTTCAGGATATAGCGATAGTTGTGAAGGATGGGAGTTGATTCGCTGGCGCGGTGCTGTAGCAAGCGCACTACGGGGAGAGCGTGGACAAGCATTTTTACGCGAAATGATTGTTGCCCTCGATGCGCTACCGGAAAAACGACTAGTTGAGAACGCGCTTCAAGAGGACGGCGGCGGTGTTTGTGCTATGGGAGCGGTAGGTCTGAAACGCGGCATCCACATGGACGATGTAGACCCCGAAGATCGTCACCAAGTGGCTGATACGTTCGGCATTGCCCCAGCTCTGGCGGCAGAAATCGCCTACGAGAACGATGAATACTGGCGGGATACGCCAGAGAAGCGCTGGCAAAGAATGCGAGATTGGGCAGAAAAGCATTTGAAGGTGAGCGCATGAGCAAACAGAGAGTGGGGGCGGGGCGGCCTGTGGGCATTACTCCAAAGTGTTCCCGCAAAGAAGCAGACGAGAGATGGTCGCAACTCGTCCATGCGGCAGCCGGGCAGAAATTGACCGCCAAGGAAACCTATCGACAGATGGTCGTCCACGATAGGGTGAACGCTTTCCTGTCCGCGCTGAACAATGGGCAGCGAGCGACGATTCTTGAAATGATTCGGCTGGACATGGTCGCGCAACTCGAAGAGAAAGAAATTGGTGAGCGTCCCGTCGAGCGTCTCCCTCAGAAGGTGAAACGAAATGGCAACACTTAGAGAATTGGACGGCCAGTTCATTGCTTACCGTATGGAAAGTAAAGAAGAGATGGTTGCTCGCGGCGTTGCGATACCGGGCGATTACTTCAAGCGCGTTGATTCGTTTGGCGAGGCGCACGGTATTCACTTCCTTTGCCCGAAGGCGTTTGCAAAGAACGGAGGGCCGGTCGGAACGCATCGAGTGCAAGTTTACTTTGTGGGGAGTCCTGTGCCGCCGCATCTCGGCGTGAACAAGGATGGCAACACTGTACGATGGCAGGCGAGCGGAAGTGGGTTAGACGACTTATCGCTGACGCCATCAATTCAAGAACAGGACGATGTTTGCGAGTGGCATGGATTCGTAGGTAGTAGCGGAGTACCGCCAGGGAGTGCGGCATGATGCGCCCCGTCGAGCGTCTCCCTCAGAAGAAGGGTGGAGGAAAATGAGCGAGCAGGAACGGTTTGAACAATGGAAGGAACAAGCGGCACATCTTGCTGAGGTCACGATTCAGCTTTCAATGGGGCCAGCCACGGCAGAGCAAGTGTGCGAACTTCTCGCAAAGCAGCGCGAGCTTATCGCCAAGCGCATCCGCACTATGGAGCCACTGACATGAGAATAAATCCATTCAACGTGTTCAGTCGCATGGTAGAGCGTGACGATAAGGCGCTTACAATGGCCGCGCTCGGCAACATCACAGAACTGCGCAAAGTAAAAGCAGGGACCAACGTAACCATCGGCGTGGCTGGCGACGTGGTGGGAGCAATCTACAACGGGAAGTATGTAGGAGGACTGATTCTCTGCGACAAGAAACGCTTCGATGTGGTGAAAGCCGAACTGGAGCGCGAGCAGCGATCTACAGAGCGATAAGGGGTGCGGAGGGTAGCGATGGCTGACAAATGGAGACTGAATCCGTGGCGCGCGTGACGCGCAGAAAGGGTGAGCGACAATGAGCGAGAGATTATCAGAGCAAATTGAATTGACTCGACAACAAGTTAAAGCAATGGATGACAAAAAAGAACGGGCAAGTGCCGTTGTCGTAAACTTAGATGTATTGCGAGCGCTGCTCGCCGCCAGCCAGCCCAACTCCGGGGCAGTGCCCATTCGAGATTGCCTTGATTGCGGGCAAGAGATTCATGCCCCGAGCGGACAGCCGGCAACGGATATTACTCACGCCATGTCGGAAAGGTGTCTCCGCGAAGGCTGCCAGTTGTACTGCGCCAAGCCAGTAAAGAGCACCAGGCCGACTTGGGAAAGCACGCATTGCCCTTATTGCGGCGTGAACATGAAAGACCTCGACCAAGAAGCGAGTGCCGTGTCCCATCTTACCGGAGCCTGCAAGCCCGCGACTGCGGACCCGGTAGAGGCGTTGACGTTCTATGAGTTTAGTCGCGTGAATCGCCAGCGCTGCGAAAGCAAGGAAGGATTCAGCCATCAGCTCGACTCGTGGTCTACTTCTGATTGGTTCACGGCCCTGTTTGGCGAGTTGGGCGAAGCGGCGAATGTTGCTAAGAAATTGAATCGCATACGGGATAGCGTCGGGCTGAACGCGAACAAAGGAGCCACGGCTAAAGCATTGCAGGTAAAGCTGCGTCAGGAGTTGGGCGATGGTTTTGTGTACCTTGACCTGCTGGCGCAGTCTCTCGGGTTCTCTATCGCCGACGCAGCCGTAGAAGTATTCAATGCAAAGTCAGACGAGCTTAATTGCCCAATACGAATGGCCGCCCTCCGAGCTTCCCGCACGGCAGGGGGTGGCGTGGAGCCGTGGCTATTCGCTATCGAGGAGTGCAGCGAAGATGGCAAATGGAGTTGGCACGATGGCGAGCAATGCGTCTTTGGCGACCGAGAATCGGCGCAGGATGAAGTAGGCATGCTTAACGACGACGTAGAGGACTGGCAGGGAAGCCCTTACCGAGTCGTCCCGCTTTATCGCGCTGCGCTCGCGGCATCAGCCTCGCCAGCCGCAAAGGAGAGTAAATGAGCTACGGCAAATTGGCCAGTATTATGCTTGTCCCGATGCGTTGCACAAAATGCGGGAAAGTTAGTCTGCTTGGCGAGTGCGAGCCTTGTATAGCACCTGACGGCAGCGAAGGAACTGGCTTCGGTTGCCCGGTCGAGGATTGCGGCGGATATATGCTTGAAGAGCCAGCCTCGCCAGCCGAGCAGGAGAAGGAATAGGGGCAGGCAGTAGGCTCAGGCAAGAGCCTAGAAGGAGGCTACGAGGGGCCTGCCCCTAACTCGTTTAGCTTAACTGGCTGATCGTGCCGCCAGTGGCCGGAGCCGCCAGCAAAGGAACAGTAGCCGTAGCTGAAACCGCCGAGCCATCCGAAGCCGTGCCCTTGACAGTCAGCACGTATTGCGTGAGCGTATCCGCAGCCACGTCCGTAGCCGTTACCGTATTGCCTGTCGGGTCAGTCGGGACTGGGGCGAAGCTGATACCAGGGTCATCAGCCGTCCAAACAACCGCTGCGCCGGGCGTCATTCCGCCGTTCCAAGTAATCAAAAAGACTGAACTGCCGCCTACCTTCGTACCAGTAATTGCCATGTAATTCTCCTTTTATTTTAACTGCGAAATCGTTCCACCCGTAGCTGGTTCTTCGCTTTCTTTGTCTTCATCTTTCCTGATGCGCCTCAGCTCGACAAGCTGCAACTCCGCCAAGCGAATCAACCGCTCCAGCAGATGAATCTCTTGTCCCTCGCGCCGTTCGCTCATGGCCTAAAAGAACTGCGCCAAGCACCAGCAGAACATTCCTGCCCACCCCAAGCGCGGCCTGTAAGGGTCCACAGCTACCTGCCAAGCGCCAGCAGCAAGAAACAAAAGCACGCACGCCAAAACCATCAAGAACAGCCTGATGGGAGCGTTAATATGTTCGTTCATGGTTTCAATCTTCTCTCCGGGCTGGGAGTATGTCTGTCCAAAACTACACTTGTGGCGGCAATTTCGTCTCAAGCGGGATAAGCGTCAAGTCGAGTGGCTTACCCGTTTGCGCGTTGTAGGCCGCGTACGCTTCGCTGAATATCTTCTGGAGCGCCTGCTCGATCTGGATGGGCAAGCCGAGGCCCGGTATCTGCGCGAGTATGGGCAGAATCAGATTCAGGATGTTCAGGATGTTGCTGAGTGTATTGCTGCTGCCTGCCGGAGCCGGGCTGGGGGTTACTACCGTAACTGTTGTGCTCATTGGGAGCTTCCATTCTGCCATTGCTGCAAACTTGGGCTTTGGGGACTATTCCCATAGGTGATAATTGGATAGCGTGGTTCATACCAAGGATGCGGCTGTAGCAGCGGAGGATAATAAGGCACTGGCGTTGGTATAGGAATATAGGCGTTTGGGGGCCGCAACGCCAGAGAAAGCAACTGCGCCTTTAGTTCTGCAATTTCCTTTTCGAGCTGTTCAATTCGCACTTCTAGGGCTTTCTTTGTCATGGCTTTCCATTCTTGGCCGCTGTGAGGGCCTGAGTCTTGGCGCTTACGTCTGCGAGGGTTGTAGAAACCTTGTCTGCTTGTGCCTGTGTCGCTACGCCGTTCATGGCTGCCTGGTGGTAGACCATGTAAGCTCCCTGTGCCACGTTGTAGCTGTCAATGAGGTAGTCGAGGGCCGTTCGTACATTGGGAGCGATACTGGCCGGAAAGCCCGCGCTGGTGGATAGCTGTGTCTTGGTGCTCTCAATGACTTGGTGCGTCACGAGGAGGGAATCATAGGCGTTACTGTCGAACGAATTCGCCGCGCCGGGATGGAGGGGGCGAGCAGCGCAACCAGCGAGAAGATACAGCGAGGTCATAAGGGCCAGTACTGCCAACTTACGGTTTCGGTGCATCGGTACTTCCTTTCGGCGGAGGAATATCTAGGCCGCCTGTGGATGTGCGCATGGCAGAAGGACTTGCGGACGTGGCAGACCAGCGCAATAGTTCAGGCCCCCACACGGCAATCTCACGCGCCAGAACGGTGCTACCTGCCAATTTAGCGATGTTCACTAGCCCATTGTGGTCATGGAAATGAAAGACGCCTGGCAGGATTGTCATCATGGCACTGCTGGTCAGAAGGGCATTGACTGCGTTTTTCAATACGATGGTGAAGAAGTTCTTGAGCTGAGCGGTCACGTTTATACCTTATGCCTTTTTTCTAGCCCGTCAAGCCGAATCTATTGCTTCTCGTCTCTTTTCCCGCTCACCCAGCCTGCCCATGCGCCAGCCATGACCGCTAGCGAGTTGAGGATTACTGGCAGGCCGTAGCTGGTCTTCTCCTCGACATGGCCCAGCCCAAATGTAAGCCCTAGAAGGCCCAATATCGTCACTACATAGAAACCGAACATCCATTTCCATTTGTCACTCATGTCATGCCACGGTGATAGTACATTCTCCAGCTTCCATTGAGTCTTGCGCCGCAGACCAGAAATCATCGAACGCCATGCGCGATGTGCCGATGTAATCTTTGCCCGGCAGGGTGTTGCCTAGCAGGATGCAGCCTTCCGTGTTCTCCGGCACGTTGCCCCAATGTATTTCGATGTTGCTGCGCCCCGGCACGTCTACAAGCAAGGGCATGAGCCGACCAAACTTAGGCGATGGGTAGGTAACAACTTTGTAGGTTCCTGCTGGGATTGCACTGCCCGGACCGCCGTCGCCCAATGGCAACTCTAACGTCCAGCAAAAATCTTTGCCATCTATCGACAGAGAGCCGATGGTGCTCTTGTCCGTGAAATTGAAGCGTTTTAGTTGTAGGTCCATAGTTTTCGGAGGCATAGGCGACTAGCGCCAGGCTAACCGCCCATGCCAAGATACTCCAGCTTGTTTTACTGCAACCACCTTCCCTGGCACGGTCTAGCCGCGCCAAGCTCAATCCTTCTTTGCCTGATACGGAGGGTAGCTCCTCATCGCCTCCAACGCCTTGGCCAAACATTCTTTACAAGGTTTCAAGATCGGCTCCCGGCCCGGCACATGCAAGTCATAGTACTCCGCGTCCTTCGGCGGTATCTCTTTGCCGCACGCTGCGCATTCAAGCCTCACGCGGGACCGCCCGCAAACGGTAAGCCAGCCAGCTAAAGCAGCAAGTGCCGAGAGCTGGAGGTACCAACCAATTAGCTTCTTGCCATTCCTTCCAGTTCAGCGTCCAACCGAATGAATACCCCGCCTGCGCCAGCCAGAACACAGCCAGAGGGAATATCAAGTCCGGCCTGCGCATGTAAGGAGCTAGGAACGCTGTCAGGGTCCCCGCCCATGCCAATACGAAGCCCTCAGACAGGCTAATCCATGCCCAAGCCCCCAGAGGTCTAGCGGTGCCCATATAACTCAACCTAGCCAGCATCAGCGCCGTTATGAGCGTGATAGCGACAGCCCTTGCCCTGTAATGCCGTTCCCTGAGGCAATCGAGCGTGATGCGGCAAACACACCACAGAATCACGCCAGTAAAGAGCGAATAAATCGCCGCGTACTGCCATGCCCAGTCACCGTACCAATAATGACCCCACCAAACGAATGGGATATAGACTAGTACGGCCCATAGGTACCGCTCGATATTAGCTGGCGCTCTTCTCCATATTGCCAGCATCAGGCTTGCTGCCACTAGGATTCCAGTCAAGTGTTCCTGCCTGTCCTATCTGCGCCTTGAGATAAGCGATATCCTCCGGCGCTGCCCTGAAAGTTACGACATCGTTTTTGACGCTGACCACTATTGCCGGGAAGTGCCCCGGATGACCACCTACTCCCATGATTAGTGCTCCCTTCTCCAGCCTACTCCATTGATTTTCGCTTCGATGTACCGCAACCGCTCTCGCACACCTACATCGTCTTTCCGTTCCTGCTTCTTTTCATCCTCCAAATCGTCTATGCGCCGCAGGGCCACTTTCAAATCACCCTGATACTTCCCGATGTAATAGCCTATGAGCACGAAGTTGATAGCCCCGCTGCCCATGATGCCCAGAATCCATGCAACGAGAGTCCACCATGTGCTCATTACGCGCTCGATTCTTTGTCATCCACAACCTTCTGCTTCGCTTCATGCTCCGCAAGTTTCAGTTTGGCGTTTTCAAGGTCTGCTTTGTCGGCTGCGTTCTTGCTGATTTCGTAGATACGCGCGGCCTTCTCAACGATGAGCGCGAGCGCAATCCCGTATTGACTATTGACTAATGTGTGCGTCTTCTCAGCGAGCACCAGAATCTTGCTTTGCTGGACTGTGGCTTCTGCAACCTTCTCCGCCACGGTGTCTTGTTTTGCTTCAGCTCGTTTCGCCAGCTTGAGATTCACTAGGGCATTGAGGGTAGGCGGAACAGTCACGATAGCCGTGGTAGCGAGCACGAACCAGCCAGTTGGAATGCCTTCAGTTATCATTGCGGATATTTCTCCTCCAACTTCTTATCAGCAATTTCATTCATGCGCAATGTCAATCTGAGCAATACGGTCTCAGGCTCAGTCTCCCGAACAAACCTCTGGAGCGCATCGAGCAGCTTACATTCAAGCGCCGTCAATGGCTGCTCTCGGGTCAATTCGTAAATATCCGTATTCCGCGAGGCTGCAAGGTCGTCGCATCGAACAGCCCAATTATGTTGACGACGCCCCGGCCAATGAAAAGCAGGCCCAAGACTTGCTGCGAATCCGTGTAGTTGATGCTCCCGTCCGGCGAAGTGACCGTTAGCGCAATGGGCACAAGTGGCGGAGAAATATCAATCCCTGACGAGCAGGACATTTGCGCATTGGAGTTGAGGGTGCCTTTGCAGAGGTCGGATGTGCCGCTGGACAGAGAAACGATAGAGCCTGCCAAGAGTCCCAGCCCTGCTGCGCCTTGGTCGTCGGTGCCATCGCACTTCGTGCAGGTTGTTAGTTGCACTGGGAATCTGAATGTCACGATGTTTGGCGGTATTGCTGAGACGCTGGTCAGAGTGATGTTATCGAAGATGGTCTGATTGTTTCCGCTGGAGAGCGAAACGGTAAGATTGCCGCCCACAGGAATCGTTGGGCCAGTCGTGCAGGAAAGCGATTGCTGGACAAGCACGCCACGCGCTGCGATAGGCGTTCCTCCGGCAGAGCAATTCGACATTGGGCCTGTGCCGATGAGCAGATTAGCTGAATAGACTGCCGGCAGAGGGAAGTTTGATTGGCTGCCTACATAGAATTTCAGCGTGTAAGTCGTACTGACAACCGGAAGGATGCCCAAATCCTGCGTTACTGACCCGCCTTGCAGCCAAAGCACTGTCTTGCCATCGGGAATTACGGCTATCTGTGAATTAGTGGGATTCTCCAGCCCTTGGTATTGCGCCTTGCAGGTCCAGCTAGGCGGACATTGGTAATCGTAGTTTCCTGTAGGAGCGTTAATCTCGAACGAGCCATTGACAATCGGCACGCTCGTCTGCGCCGCCGCAGGCAGCCATGAGAGAAGGACGAGGAGGAGGGCTGCGAGTTTCATTGGATTTGGCTCGGCGGAAGATTTGATACGGCAATCACGCAGACGTACCACCAATGACTGCCCGGTTTGGCCTTGATTGTGATGTGGGTATACGATTCATCCGCCACTGTGATGATGGCTTTGTTTGCTCTTGTGCATCCCTTGTTGTCGCAGAACTGCGCTACGGCTTTGACGGTCTTCCCGTCATATTTCGCGGGGTATAGCGATTGATAGTTGAGTGAGTATGTTCCAGATTTCGGAACAGTGAACTCCCCGCCATACTCCAGCCGCTGCCACTTGCAGGAGATTCCACTGGCTGTCTTTTTGCAATCAGCCCACTCTCTGCCATGAGGCATCGTCGGGCGGACAAATTGAGCGAACAGCACAACAAATATCAGCGCGGATTGCATTCATAACCTGCTTTCAGCGTGTTCGTGGCGACGAGAGCCACGGCGTTATTGTCCCAATTGACCGTCTCTGCTGTAGTGGACTTGGCGTTGACGATAAGCGTTGCTCGCGGACTCCACGCCGTATTGCCGGTATTGTCGAGTGTCCATGTGCAGGCTGGCGGCTGACCGTTGATTTGAAATGTTTGGCCGTAAGTCAGCACGATAGTTCCAAGAGCCGCCTGTCCGGTACCCGCTGATGTAATGACCATCGTCCCGCGCTCGGCGCTGCTGCCTGTATCTATTGCGCATGTTGCTGTCGTCCCAGCTCCAGTGACTGTGCAGGTTGGGGCGATGCCAGAAGGACTTGAATAAGTAGTGTGCGTATCATCTAGGTAGCTGCCCGTCGCGGACATGACGACCGCGCCGCCGCTTGAGCCGCCGACAAGGAACGAACTGCTAGTAGCAACTTTGCAGGTGCCTGTCATGTTGATCGCATCACTGCCGGAATTGGTCACATTATTGATGATGGAATTCTTTAGCCGGACTATCGACGCTGTTGTGCAAGCGAGCGCAGCAGAAGCGTTCGTGCTTGGGGTGTAAACGCCTTCATCTTCCAAGTAAGTTGCAGCATTACCGACATTGACGATTTGTCCTGTCGTGCTCCCTACTGGCACATAGCCGCAGGCGAAGCATTCAAAAGTGACGCCTCCCAAGATATTCAGTTGGTTCGCCCCGCCGCCATTGCCACAGAACCAAGCGTATCCGCTATAAGTGTTTGTGTTGATTGAGCAAGGAGTATTGATGCCGTCCACGATGATGTTGATGTGGACGTGTGCTCCGCCAAGCGTTTGAAATCCTATCAGTGGATTCGACGCACCGCAGTTGCTCGACGAAGCGCAAATCCCCTCAAAAATGAGATTCTGATAAGCGCCGTCAATAGAGGTACCAAAGAGAATTTTTGAGCCTGTCCCGGCGAGTGTGTTTACTCCGAGGCCATTGAAAGTGACGTTTGCCCATGCAGTTGAAGGCGCTTCGCCAAAGCATACATTTCCCGAAACTCCCCCTGTGCAGGTTGTCAGATTGAACCACGGTGGAATCAGAAACTGAAGCTGACTATTCAGCGCCGCTCCGTATACTCCGCCATAATGAGAAGCCGTAGACCCTACGCCAGTCCCTTGACAGGCTGAAGTATTGAATTCGGCGTTGGTGATGACCGTGATTCCAGACCCTCTGACGCCCGAGCAGTTGATGGCATCAAGAGCAGCTACTTTAATAGCGTGCCATGCCGCCGTATCGTCCGTGACATAGGCCAGCGCCCCGTTGTTGGTATTTGTCGTCCCGCAATTCCCTGTTGCGTTTTGGCTGAGAGTTCCCGTTGTGCCGCTCGTAACTGTCGCAATCGTCGTAGGGGATGCCGTTGTCATACAAGCCGCAGAGGTCGTATAAGTGGAATCCCCTCCGGTCCAAGTCGTTGCCCAGATAAACTTGCCAACGTCGGCCTGAGTCAATCCAGGGCCGCCTGTTATCGTGAAGTTCGAACTGCCGCTCGTGATAGTGAATTGCGAGCCTGTCGTGATGACGATTCCGTTGTGTTTTACGCCGTAGGAATCCGCTACGAAGTCATTTCCACTCGGACCTGAATTTATGAATGACCCGTTTACGCAGGTATAGATGCCAAACGGAGCCACGGTAAGTTGAAAGACCGTGTTATTCGTGCAAGGCAGCGGAGGCAGCGAACTCACTTGCGTTATCCCCCCGCCTGAGCCTCCGCCAGGAAATTGCCAAGGCTGAGAAGACTGAGCAGGCAAGCGAGTGCTATACAGAAGAAGAATCAAAGCAATTAGATACTTTCGCATCAAACCCTCCAATTAAGGCAATCGCTCGTAAGTCTCTAAGAATGTGATGTTTTGCGATGCTCCGCTTGAAATCCCATAGACCTCGGCGCGAGTCGGGATGCTTATGGAACCCCCACCTGGCAGAAAAGCGCCAGTCGTAGTTGCCACTCCAGCGACTCCGATATATACGCCCACAGTGCCTGGATTCGTCAAAAGCAGGCCAGTGCGAGCGGAGTTGGCCCCGACAATCCTGGTCGTTGTGCCAGCTACGCTCGTTTGGCCGGTGTCAAAGGGTACCGTTTGGGCGCTCGTGCGATGGAAAGCCGAATAGCCCAAAAGTACCAGTGACAACAACGCCGCCAAGCGCCAGACTCTTTTCATGTCCACACTAATCGTTTTCATAGCTGCCCTCGTTTCTTTGACTTATTACTTTGACCGCTTTGTGCGGTCGTTTCGGAGACTCTAATGCTCACCCTTTTGTGCCTCGCTGTTGCCTTTTATTGCCTTGGCAATATCTTTGAAGCATTCCTAATTTATTTCAAGAGTTCATAAGCTCCAACAGCGGCCCCGCCAGCACTAGTTATCGCCGGAATCCCGTATTTGGCTAATTTGATAGCGAGTTGCTGACTTGAGATAGCTTTTTGTCCGGCTTTTTGGGCAGCTTCAAGGCTCTCCATGAATTGATCGGCTTTTTCTTTACTGCCCAAGAACTGCTCCAGCCGGTCTCCGTATTTCGATAATGCCCTGAGATTTTTGGCTGCTTTAAGCAGGCCAGGCACATCAACAGTCTCACCATCGGAGCTTAGATTTCTGACAAGGGCTTTTTTGAACTCTTGCCCGGCCATGCGGGATTTATGCAGATTATCCGCCTCTGAAGTATCGACACCTGCCTCCGTGAGGCGTTTCGATGTGTCCTCAATAACGGTAGTCAATTTCTCTCGGGCGTTTTGGTCGGCCTCCGTGTTGCCAAGTTGTTTGAGTTTATATTGGTCGTTCTTCAACCGGATTTTGGCTTCCTTTACGTCGAATCCCGCCTCGTCATCCACTATTTTGTATGCGGCTTTCTCTTTCTTGGCGAGAGTATCTAGATATTTGTCCACGACGGTCTTATTGCCTTCAAGCAAAGCTGCATCTTCCTGTGCTCCTACTGCTGTACGAATGGCTTCTTTGGCAGGCTCCTGCGCCAAACTTTTCCCTTTAATAATTTGCTCTCCTACATCAGCGACTTTAGAAGCTCCGCCAGTCACTAGCTCTTTCGCTGCTTGATAGCCCTTCTTGGCGAGATTACCGACTCCTTCTAGTCCTTCCGCCAATGCTGGAACTCCTTCACCTGTCGGAAGCAAAGAACCTGTCACTGGATTCGTGAGCAATCCCTCTTCGCCTGTGCCGATGCCTTGCCCGCTAGTCGTTCCAGTGAGCAAACCCTCGATGCGATTTGCCAGTGCTCCGATATGCGCTTGAATCGGGTGAGCGGCTTGGCCCTCCTGCGTCATGTTTTCTACTTCTTTAAGCTTGTCATGCGCGGCAAGCAGTCCCTTCACAAGCGGCATAGTTAACTGTCCAATGGGGCTGACCGCCGATAGCACTTCTCCGGTTGTGCCCAAGTCGGCATCGCTTGCTTTTGGTTTCGGGCCAATGGTCGCGCCTTGCGAAGTCCCAGTAGCAGCCCCTTTGGGATTCCCTTGCTCATCGAGATAGACTCCGCCAGATTGAGGAGCACTTTGCGGAGGAGGAGCGGCTGTAGCGGGAGTAGACCCTTTCGGGTTGCCGTTCTCATCTAGATAGACCGGAGGTGGAGGGGCGACAGTGGGGGTTTGTGCCTGTGGGTCGGGCATTTATTGTGCCTTTGGCGCTTGTTGCGCCACGTAACCGTGCCCATCCCAAACGCCTATAGCACCATTCGGGAATTTCTTTTGTGCCCCTACTTGCGGGCCGCCATTCTTTAGATATTCAGCGTTCGCCTCGGCGGTCGGGCTGATAGTCGGCATGGGCGGCTGGTAGCTTGGCCGGACCTGTCCATTCTGCCAACGTTGTTTTACTTCGGCCATCTTTCCGGCAAGAATATCTCCGGCATTCTGAATGGCTGCTTTGCGATTCGTAATGCTTCTAAGTGCTTTTTCCTGTTCAGCAATGGCCGATTCCGTCGCTACACCAGTCGGATTAAGAGCTTTGGCCACTTCCGTCGCCACGTAAGTCACATCTTGGTTGTAGCGTTTATATTCATCCGTGCCGGGAATGTAGGATTGCGGCCCGGTATTATCGAATAGTGCTCGCGCGTGATTGAGCGCCGTGCCGTAAGAAGTGAGCGACTTGCTGGTCGGACCAGTCGTGAAGTCTTGCACCAGCTTCGGATATTCCTTCGCTTTGCCGATATCATAATCCGGGTAAGCCTTCATCATGGCTTCGCCCATCGGCGTGAGCTCGCCTTTGCGATTCTGCATCATTACCGGATTTCCCCGGCCTTCGGCTGCTTCCGTAAGAGCTGCTGCCATAGGCTGAGGCAAAGTCTTTAAATAATTGGCTCCTTGTACTGGCGTTGGCGCTCCCGATGGTCCATTCAGGTTCCACGCAGCCGGGTCGCCAGAAGCTTTCTTAATTGCATTTTCTTCCGCCTTGTTCTTTTCTTCCGCAACATCATGGCGATGCGTTTCAAGCTGTTTCTCGTCATATCCTGACAAGAGTCGAGCAGCAGATTGAGCAGCGGGCGTAGGTTGGCCATCTTTCCCCTTTTGCTGCGAGAGTTGGCCTAGCGCGGTAATCGGGTCGTCGGGATGCGCACCGAGATAGGGATTGACAGCCACAAGGTCTGACTTCTTATCAAGTGCCGCCTGTGTTGCATCCTCACTCAACTTGGCATCTGCCGCCGCTTTCTTGAGCAATGCAGCCGAGGTCTGTGCCGCCATGCTTTTCGTCGTCAGGCTATCCAGCAAATCCCCATTGATTTTCGTGCCTTCGGGATAGTTATAACCACCTTCCTTGAGCACTCCCGCCACTTCCGGCGTGACTGTCACATCTTCCGCATTGCGCGGGTAGAGCGTGAATGTCGGGACGGTATGCTCCTGCCCGTTCTCTAGAATTGTCTTTGTCCCGGTCGGAATGGCGGTGATTTTCGTGTGATCGTATTTGCCGCCTTCATGCGCTTCGGGATAAATCTCTTCTGCCGTCAGATCGGTGCCAAGCGCCGTGCGATGATTCCCATAAGCAGAAGCCACGGCCTTTCCTGATGCCACACGCTTGTCGAGTGCCTCCTGGTCAAGCTTGTCCGCTGCTTTCTGGTCTGAAACTGTGCGGGCTTGAGTTTCTGCATTCAGATAGTCTTGCCGCGTCTTTTCCATCTGCTGCGCGGTTTGCTTTTGCTTGTTTTCGATTTCCTGCTGGTTCCTCTGCTGCGCTTGATTGACAGCGGCTTCCGCTCCGACACCGAATCCGCCAAGAGCTGCGCCGCCTGGCTTGAAATTGGTTTTAGATGCTACGGCCAGCCCTGCCAGCCCCCCGGCCAAAGCTGACCGCAATGCCGAGCCTGCTGTACCATCCGTCCCAGCAAAGGCATGGATGATGCCCTCGGCAATCTTTGTGTGAAGAGGAGCAGGTTTTGCTGCTTCAAAAGGCTCGGCGGAAGTCGCTGCCAGTCCTCCCGATGGAGGAGTGAGACTGCCGCTCGCTGGAGTGCCTTCCGTCGCTACGCCGCCAGTTGCCGGGTCCATAGCCTCATTCGGCACTGTTCCCGACAGGGATTCAGCGCGTTCCGCGAGTGAGATTTCCGGCGTTTCTACAGGCATCTAATTCTCCAAAAAGTAGCCCAGCTTCGTGTTGGCGCTTACTTCCTTCGTTTCAATCGAGCGTCTGATAAAATCCACGGCTGTCTTTACCGCGAATTCGTTGCCATGTCCATGATGTGCAAGGCCCGATTCGAGAGTTTTCTCCTTGTAGCGTTCGCATTGCTTCTTGAGCGAATCCGTTAAAGCTTTGTATCCCGCCTGATGACAGGTGAATGTTCTGACCGCATCATCCTGCGTTCCAATAATAACTTTTGCCCTCAGCATCCCTGGATTCCTCAGCCGATAAGCCTCCGATTCCGGGTCATGATATTCATTCAACATAGCCAGCGCATCTGCTATGCTTTCAAGTCTTTTCATCAGTGCCCATGTCCAAGAGGCCCGGTAAGAGCAGCCCCGCCAAGTCCGCCAATCAAACCTGTGAGGTCGCCCATCCAAGCATTGCTTTCCTGATTGATTTCATTGGATTCGCCGAAAGCGTTTTTATTGCCTTCTAGAGCTAGTCCGCCTGTGGCGTTGGGATTGTATTCTCCGGCCACTTTCTCCAGCCCACCAACTGCCCCTTCAAAGTTTGACCGCCCGGCAGCATAGTCCGCTCTCTCAATTTCGTTCTCGGCGGCAGATGTACTTTCAGCGGCATTGCTGGCGATAGTGGCTTGGACTTGCGCATCCGTACCACTCGGCGCATAGGTATTTCCGCCCGCGCCAGCCCGCCCAGCAGCTACAACGGTTGAGGCATTACGATAGTTTTTGGCATTGGTGTTGATGGCCGTCGCATTGAGGGCGGATTTTTCAGCGGCGGAGAAGCCTTCTTGACTGGGACCAGCTTCGGCAATGGGCGTGAGTACGGAAGTTAGATTGCCGAGAATGCCTTCTGAAGCGCCGAAATTTGTCTCATAACTCTGCTGAAGAAGTTTCGAGAAATCCTCGCCTTGCGTAGCTTCAGCAGTTTGCTGGGCGCTGGGGCCTGACATCGGCATCGTGTGCCTCCAAAGCAAGCGAGTAATCCTCGCCCGATTTCTTGAAACCCAATCTCTCCATAAAAGCGATTAGGCTTGGAGACTCCGACCAGAGTGCGAGAGAAGTATATCCGTTTTCCCGCGCAACGCGCTTAATCATTTCAAGGACCTGCGGGATGGCTCTTGCCGTTCTTCGTTTAGCAAGAGGGTCGAACTGTGCATGAAGGCGGATAGTTGCACCTTCATCCGTAAATGCCATGTGCAAGATTGGACCTTGCTCGTCATAAAATGTCGTCAGATGCGAATTCAGCCAGCTTTCTATATGCTCTTTTTGGTGCCACGAATCCAGCGAGAAACACTTCGCCATGTGCAATTTGTCGCTATCCGTGGCTGCTCTCAGTCCAATCATAAGGCTTCTAACTTGATGTGGACAGCATACTGCATTCCGGCTGCAGTGCTCGAATAATTGACTGTCTGATATTGAATCGTTGTGCTGGCCTTCACATTCACGGCAATTACGCCCGATGCCGATGTGCCGACAGTATTAGCAGTCAAGGCTCCAGTTTGCCCCAATCCCGCCGTGCCGGATATCGGAGTAGCATCCATTGTAATGGACACGCCTGAATCATTGTCGGTATAAACCAACTGGACCGTTGGCAGAGTGGAATTGACGGAGGCAGCAGTCGTCATCACGATATAGGAAGAAATGCGGTACATCCCTACGCCAGATGCGGGTACGGCATATAATGTGCTCGGCCCTACGTTCGCAGCTTGCGCCGTTAAATCAATTTTTGCATATTCAACCGGAAGGCCATTGGATACCAGGGCCACGCCGTTGTAACGAGTCGCTAGTTTTCCGGCTGCGCCTGCCAGATCGGAGAAGTCAGGCTGAAGAGGCGTAACTACCCCTCCTGATGTTGATTGCAATAAAAACTGACTCGTGCCGCCTGTAGCAGATAGATCGGAGCCTGTCCCGCCGTTGATGACTCCTAGAATCCCTCCAACTCCGCCATTGCCGCTATTCGCCAGATTGACCGGAGGAACATCGGCGCTGGAGATGAAACCGAATAGCGGAATACCTGCCCCTGTGGGCAGGGGACCAAACTCGATTATGAAAATGGTGAAATTCGGTATGCCCAGCGTTTTGCCGCCGAAATTATAAGTGATGGTATTCGCGCCGCCCGCACAGTTCGGAGCCACAAAGACCTGTTGCGCGACTTGCGAGGTCGAAGAGCCTGGTACAAAAGGAACTCCGGTATTCGCTATCCGGGTATAGACGTTGTTCTGAGAGTCTCCGAATATAGGGCTGTAGTTGGTCCCTGCCGCTGATGATAAGTACTGCATAACCACGAACAGAGTATTTCCGGCTGTGTTGTTTGAACTGAAAGCCAAAGTGCCGCTTTTTGTTGTAGCGTTGTTCGCCTGTACGAATGTCGGCGCTGGTCCGGTGAAGAGAGAGAAGCTTGCCGCCCAATTGATATCTGTTCCCGTCAATGATTCCGATACCGAAACTGGCGATGTTCCCGATATCGCTTTGTACCATGCGGCGGAATGGATGCCTGAGCCTGGCACGGCGGACCAGCCAGAAGGTGTAGAAAGCGTTGAGTTGGAACCAGCCACTATGAAACCTAACGATGTGGCCGTAGTTGGCGTATCGCTTATGAGCAGTGTGGTTCCGCCGCTACCTGCTTGGAATCCGCCCGCTTGCGCCACACTTTGAAAGCTGCTGAGTCCCGGTGCGGGAGCGCGAAGGAATGTGCTCGGCAGTTCAGGAGTCCAAGCCGCCGTTAAAGTCCCCGCAGATGTTACAGGAGAACCTGAGACTATGAATTGCGGAGGCATGGCCAAGCCGACGCTGCTGACTCCCGCAACGCTTGAAACCGGAGGAGCAGCAGGATTGTTTTTTACAATCACTTCCGCCGCGCTGTTTGCCGCCGCGTTGACTGTCGCTATTGCTTGTGCGGGCAAAGGGGAATGCCGCACGATGGATGTTCCTCGGTAAACCTGTCCAATCACATCGGTATTCGTTTGCTGGTCGGGAGAAAGAGCGGCGCTATAGCCATAAGATTGGACAGGATTCGGAGCGGATGGAGGCAGGGAATTCTCCTGCCGGATAACCGGAATGAGTTTCTCGCGGTCGGGAGTGAGCAGGTCAGCCATCAGTCATTGGGGTCCTGGTACAACCCGCCGAAAATTGTGAATCGCGCCATCTCATTGGCGGCATTTTCGGCAATGAACGCCACCTTCACCAGCATGTCCGTGCAATAGATAGCAGGAGGAGGATTCCCGGTGCTCATGGTCTGCTTGAAATAGAAACGGTTGCGGAACACGGATGTTGGCGTGACCGTTGTTCCATAAAGCAGCGGAGGGTCATTCACAGAGGATGCAAATTGCTGGAAAGTCCCGGTAGTTTCATTGAGCAGATAAGAGATGGTTGGCGCTGTCCCCACGCGCGGCCCTGTCCAGGTAATGAATCCAAGCTCCGCCATTTCTCCGTCATGGCAGATAGGGCCAGGGGCCACGATGTAATTAGCGGTGTAGGGCGTGCCATTGTCCTGATTCGTTGTGATATCGCGGAAAAGTAAAGGCTGGCTGTTTGAAGTTCCGCCAATCAGAAGAGACCTAACTCCTGCCGCTGTTTGGATGCTTTGCAGCATTCCGCATCCTCCGGTGATCGTAGCCGTGGTATCCCATACCATGTCGTTGTTCGGCTGGCTGTGCAGAACAACGCGCTTGTAAGTGGTTGAGCCATTGCCAACAAAGATGCCCCGGTCTATGCCATTCTCATGCAAGGTCACATAGACTTTCGATGGGTCATAGCCTTGGAACTGGTCCTGCACATACCAGCCAACATTTGTTTCACCAGCGCCGGGGATAAAAGCAAGCAATCTGCGGTCGGCGGTAAACAGAACAATCTCGGCACCAAGAGATGCAATGGCATTTGTTGAGAGAAGCCCTACGCCTGCCCGCGTGATAGATGGGAAGAATTGAGTAATCGCAGGTCCGCCCGCAATCGTCCATTCGTCCGTCGTGGTAAAAGCCAGGAGGCCAGTAAGAGGAGCGAGCAGCTTTGATACCGGACTAGTTAGAGGAAAGTTGTTCGCCGGTCCCCAGCCTGTCAAACCGTTGCCATTGTCTGGCGGAATATCGGGGCCAGAGCTTGCATAGACGATATTCTGCACGCTGCCCCATATCCGGCCAAAGTGATAGGCGAGGTTGGTAAGTCCTGCGGGCGGAGGGTCGTTCAGCCCAATCACGTCTGCTTCAATCAAATTGTTCAAGTCCACATCGGGGAAAAAGTCGTTGAAGCTCCATGTTCCCGCCACGCCATTGACAGGTTGAGGATTCGGAATTTCCGTCAACTCCAGATATGGCCCGCCTTGAAAGCCATCCGTTGAACGGTAAATAACAATAGTATCCACTTGTGGGTCGAGTGAACCAACGCCAGAAAGCTGAATAACCGCTCCAGCGTTCGGGCCTGTAGGCATCTTGAAAATAGGCGAAGCGGTAGAAATGCTGCCATCTGCGGAGCCTGTAGGCGGGCCAAGAGGAGTCGTCAGTCCATTCGGGATATTTGTTACAAAGAAGTCAGTGGCTGTTCGAGATTTGAAAGCGTAGACGTAACCGAAACCAGAACTAAACGCTAGGGAATTGGTCGAAGCTGGCCCCTGATTTATCCATGTCAGGGAACCTACACCATCCGTCGTCTGAGCGCCTAGTCCTGTAGCCCAGGCCGGATGCACAGCTCCCGACTTCCCGTTGTTGATAGCGATTTCGATGTTCCCGTTGCTGTCGATAACTTCCGCTCCACCGTAAGGGTCAGTAGGCTGCGGAGCGATGAAACCAGCAAGAGGCAGATACCATTGCGTATTAGCCGCCCAGGAAAGTGAAACGCCAACACAAACCCAGATAACCGAGCCATCCGTTGTATTCGACCCATAGAGCGTGCCCCAGGGATTGAACGTTGCTGTTCCGGCATGAGTCTCCGCTACACCTGCGGGGTTATTCACGACAAGCGTGGTCGCATTGCAGCTTACGACCGTGAACGTCCCATTGTTGGCCGGATTCGTAAACCCGGCGATAACGACCGTGCTGCTTGTGGGGATGACGGGAGAGAATGTTCCGGTATAGGAAGTGTTCCCAGCGGAAGCATTCGCGGCGGCTGATAGGGTAAATACCGTACTTGGTTCAATCGTGGCCGATGTCCCGCCAGTGATGCAGACTTGCAAATTATTGTTCTGGTCCTTGATGACGGAGAAAACGAAGTTCTTTCCTTGGGACCATTGAGCATAAGCAGTGTTTGCCGTCCACGTTGCAGAGCCTAGATTTAACCAGGAAAGCTGATTGTCCGGCGTGAGTGTCCCCGTAATCGTCGCCCATTTCGGGGCAGTGCCACCTGTGCCAGAAGTCCCTCCGCTTGATGTTTGTATGAACGTCAACTGAGGAGTGCTTGTGCCGACTCCAGCCACTTGAGGCGTTTGAGGCTCGCAGATAGAGGAAACGGAATTGTTGGAGGAAACGGAGCCGAGCAGAGGATAAACTGTCGATGGCTGCCAGAGCGCGGGAGTCTTAGGCACTCCGATGCAGAACCAATAGCCGTTATTGTCTTTCAGCTTTTGCCCGAAAGTCCCTGTGAATCCAGGCCGTACCGACCCTGACGTGAACGGCTGGCCTTGCGTATCTCCTACATAGCAGGAATTAGAGGCAGGGTCATAGATGACTGCCGGATTTAGCAGTGTGCCACCAGTGGTTAGATCGTTGTAGGTCGTATTAGCGGCCCATGCAACGATTGGCCCTTTGTTCGTCCAGGTAATCGGTGTGCCGCTTGATTCCGTCGTTGTTCCGCCCGGCGTTTGATTCCATGAAGGTTGCCCATTCCCCGAAGTTCCAAGCGTGGCTGTGGCCGATTGCGAGCCATTGGCATTGACGGAAACAAGCTGCTGGACATTGCCGTTGGAATCGACCAGCAAGCCCGTCGTAGTGTAGATGGTTGCCGCCGTCCAAGGCACTGCCGCTGCGCCCGAAGCGGTGACAACTACATTTGGAGCGGTCGGCGGCCCGACGATGCCCCAATTCCAGAACTTGCCATTGATAATCTTGATGGCATCCACGCCGTCCGCGATAAAGAGAGTTGAGCCTAGCTGGAGATAACTCGCCTGTCCCGCTCCCGCTGCTTTCGTGAAAACGGATGTTCCACTCGTCGGCGTGACGCTATAGATATTCGTCGCTGTATCGACGTAGAGCGTGAAAACGCCATTCTTGTTGAAACTGAATCCGCCGAGAGGGGGCGTGGGAAAGTTGAATGTTGTATAAGCCGTGCAGCCGGGTCTGCGTATCCAAGTATTGCGCGGGGAAATTTCAACATTGCTTCCGCCAAGCAAGCAATCCTGATACCCGCCGTAGAATCTCTCGATGACAAATGCGGACGGGTCTTGGAACGCAAAACGATTGGTAATCTCTCCATGTAGAGCCTTGCTGACATGAATAGGCTTGAAGCGGCTCTCTTTGATCGGCAGAGCGCCGGATTGCCGTAGAAGAGATTGCGTCATCGCTGCCCCTTGGCAGCCGTTCCTTGCTGCACGCCCAGCATCTTAGCCGCTGTTTGCGCGTCGATATTCAAATACTGCGCCATGAAGATGATTTTCTGCGATAAGTCCATGCCCTCGGCAATCGAAATGAGAGACATGACAAAACGTTGCTTCTCTACCATTGCCCGCTGTGCGTCGATAGGCTCAAGAGTCTCAGCGAGAAAACCGCGATTGTAGATGTATCCGTAGCGGTCAGGAATCGGACTCCATGTACTCGATGTAGTTGTGAAGGGCTGCGAGGCCATTTGGAAATTCAGAACGATGTTGTATTGCGCATCAGGAACGCCCATCATGCGGAATTTGATGTTTCCCGCCCCGTCATCCGATTGCACGGCAATGGACGCCGGTTGCTGCAAATCGTTCGATTCAGATAGAGGCTCGGCATTCTTTACATCATCGAACTGGACGATTTGCCCGCTCACTGCGAGGCCGGAATCCGCCGTTGAAACAAGTGAAGTTGCTGACGTGAAAGTAAATTGCGTGGGCGTGGCGGTTAGAATGATTTGATTCGTGACATTGAAAGCCGTATGCGTCAGGCCCGTGATAGTGACTTTGTTTCCGGCGATGAAAGCATTATTAGCCGTGATGGTCGCTATTGTCCCGCTTCCCACTATGTTCGTGATCGTTGCCGATGGCTGATAGGTCGCTGTTTCGAGATAGCCAAAGATGGGCACGGAGGCCGAGATAATGGATTGCGTATAATCCTGTTGCCCAACGACCGTCTGAAAATTTATTGTCGAGCGATTCCAACTCCACGGCCCAACGTCCACTGACAGGAAAAGGTTCTTTATGTTGTTCGCGTTGGTGATGGCAGGTTCGTTGTTCGTTCCGATGGTCTGTGAAAGATAATTCACAAACGAAATTACCCAATTGAGAGTTGTCGAGAGCTGGACGCTCACCTGGGAGGCCCGCCATACGGCCAGTAAGGACCGACATAAGGACCCGCTGTTCCTCCAGCTCCGCTCTTTACCGAAGACCCTGGCACAAAGCGATAGAAGTCACGCTCGCGGTCGCTCTTGCTTCGCGCTTTGATAAGCGACTTCATGGCTATATCCCATTCGGTTTGGAACTTGGCGCGAATCTTGGTTTCGCTGGAATAGCGGTAGAGCTGCGCAATGAACAGAGCACGAAGATGCGGCTCGTAATCGTCCGTTACCGGAGCCATTGTCTGTGCAAAACTTGTGAATCGCGGAGGAATAAGCTGGCCGGTCAGGAGAAATTGCCAGACACAACCTGTTTGGGAGGGCACAGGCGCAATGCGGATGCCCTGGCCGTTTGGGTCAACCACGGTCCATACACAAGAGCCATCATTGACCGTCGTTCCTGCCGCAGAATTTGCCGGTAGAGATGGCGCGGTATTTCCCGTCGTACCATAAGTGGTGAGCACCAAAAAGTTCCCATTGGCATCCTGAATCTGGCTGATTGGATTTGCTGGTTGAGATGGAGCACCAAGCGGATTTGTATAAACTGAGCCTGCCACTGGATTATTACCAAGCGTTGCATTGCCGAGATTTCCCGCTCCCCATGTCCCGTAATAAAGCTGGTTATTGGGTAGCCAGTTAGCCTTGAAGATGGCTGAAGCAAAGAAGCTATTCGAGAGAATGGATGCCGTGGTTTTCTGCTGGTCTCGGCCCACTTCTACCCAGCTCCAGGGTTTTGGAATCGCCGAAGAATTGATGTTGATGCACGTCCCGCGCGTGAGCCATGCGAGGGTCGTCAAACCCACAATGGCGTAATCCTGCTGCCAGGAGTTCGTATAGAAAGGCGGCAGATTGAACCCATTGAACTTGTATGGATAATCGGCCAGAAATCCGTTCATGGCGTCGTTCATGGCCGTGGTTGCAGGTTCTGTAGAGTACCCGCCGACTTCAAGCACAGGCCGGATGTCGCCAAATGCCTTGGCGTTCTGTACGAACTTCTGCAATGTGGCCGTCGATGCCATGTTAAGCCGCTGGAGCCTCCGAACCTACCTGCGCTATTACCACGTCAGATCGGGAAAGGGCATCGTGCGGAAGCTTTGCCCACATATCTTCGAAACTCAGGCCGGTGTGATTCAGCTTGGGCTTTTTCTGGTTGCGAATCACGCTCGGCACAAGCGTTTCCCGCGTATCGCCTTGCACCCAAGTCATTGAGCATCCGGCAAGACAACGGATATAGAACGCCCCTGAAGGAAGCTGATGGGCATAAATCTGATATTCGGGGATGGGCGGCTTCTTGTACGAATTGTGCCCCTTTTGATGATCGCAGAAACGCTGATGCCTCAGATGCTTGTCTGCCGACCGGCCATCGCGTTCAAGGCGGGCTTTCAGCTTCGATTGGTAGAGTTGAGCCTCTTCCTGAAGCTTCGTTTGCCGCTGGGCATATTCAAGCGTTTCCCGCTTCTCTCTTGAAAGCGCCAGTTCGTTTTGCTCGATTAGGAGTTCTTCAAGGGACTTTGCTTTGTCTTTCTCAGGCATTGGCTACCTTTCCGTTTCTGAATGCAAAAAGAGTTCTGCGATAACGCTCCGTGCGCTTTGTTGCCGAAGGGAATCCGAAAATCCTGTGAATCTCGCGCTCGCCCATCACGCGCCTCAAAACCAACTGCGCCAGTACTTGCCGCCAGCCGATAGCTGCTTCTCCGTTTGCTATGCCGTGCTCTTCTTCATGCAGCAATCCCCATTCAGGCATGACCGGAACTTGCATCGAAGTGATGAACTGATATCCGAGCAGTTCCTTGCCTGGGACCACGCAATAAAGGCCGCAAGTCTGCGGCTGCGTCTGGCTCACTTTGCACTTTACACCATTCTCGCGGAGCGTCTTGATGAAAGAATTCACGTTTCTGAAATTAATGAGCGAGTTGTCCTCGTCGGTAAGCTCTTCCTGGTCCTCCATCTTGTATTGCTGGGCGGACATACAACTTCTTTCGTGATCGGCTTGCTCTTGTTCATCCAGCCAGTTTACGAAATCTTCAGGATGGGAGATACACTTAGGCGTACCGTCCTTGAATGCTTCCTTCAGGACCGTCTCAGCCTTTTCCTTGTTCAGTGTGGCGCTTAGTTCCATAAAAGGATGGGGCGGTTTTTAGGCCGCCCTTGTGGGTTTACTGAATCGCGGGGATGCTGTCCATCCAGCGAACGCGCTGAGTGTCGATGCCCGTCAAGGGCGGGCCTGTGATTGTCTGATGGAAGATGTATCCGGCCCATGCGCCAATCGTCCCGGTCGGGTCGAACGCGCTGCGAGCCGCATCTTTGGTGACGAAGCACTCGATATCGTGCCAGTCGCCGCCATCCATCTCCGTGTCGCCGGGAACAGGCAGCCAATAGCCTCGCGCGGCTTCCTGCCCTGCAACGTAAGTACGGAACGAAGAGCCAAGACCAGCCGATGAGAAATCGGCAATCTTGGTGACAAAGGGCGTCTGATAGAAGCAAACGCCAGTGGTTTGGAGACGCACTTCGGTAAGCTGGTCGCCTGCGGCAATCTTCTCGAAAGCGTCGGCGCGTTCCCTCGTGTACTTCGCCCAATCAATCAGCGAAGCGTTGAGGCCCGCACCATTCAAGAGATCGTTGACCACGTTCGGCGAAATGGCTCCGACGTATTCGCTATCCCGCTTCGGCATCACGCTGATGCTGACAAGCTCTTCCTTCATGCTGCGAATCGCGGGAAGAGTCATCAGAAATGGCGAGCTGATAAGCGAGGAAGCGTTTACGGCGGAATCCACGGCGGAAAGCCCGTCAAAGAACGTGCTATAAAGCAGGCTCAAGGACTGGCCCGCACGGTAAGACATTTCCGTTGCCGAGTTGCCCACCTGGTCGTCAATCGCAGCCGCTACTGTGAATCGGCTGAAATTGGTGTAATCGGACCATTCTGAGAGCTGATAGCTCGATTGGTTCTGGGGCACGAATATCGGCGAGCTGATTTGCCCGTCAGTCGTGCTGTTCACATTTCCTGGCAGAGTTGAATACTCGAATTGACGGCCATTGATGCCGACGCCCAAAGGCTGCGACATCTTTTCGACCATCTCAAAAAAAGCGTTGGTTTGGCCTTTCAGGTTCGGCACGAGCTTCGATACGAAGTAGATTGCCTGCGCTGTTAGGCTGTTTCCAACATTGCTGATAGATGGATTCGGTCCACCTGGCATGTTGAAATTCCCGCAAAGATTCTTTTGCTAACTAACTGGCTAGGGCCTTGTCGAGTTCCCTGCGCAGCACAGTATTACCCATGTGGCGCTTGTACTCGTCTGGATTCTCTCGGGCCATTTTCAGATAGTCTGCCTTCGTGAGTCCCTTGGACTTCGGTGCTGGCCGTCCATTAAGATTGCCGGGCACGATGTCTGGTGTTGCTCGCGGTTTCGGCGCAGGTGCGGGATTAACCTCCGGTGCCGGTGCTGCTGCTGGCGATTGAGCCAAGCTGTCTTGCAAGGCCGCAAATGCTATTTCATAATTCTCGGGCGTGTAATCCAGCCCGTTCTGCTCCAGATAACCATCGAGTGCGCTGTTATTGGCATCGCACACGTAGTAATCATTCGCATGTGACCTGAGAAACCGGATAGCCGCGCTGTTCCTGCGTTGCTGTTCGGTATACAGGTCAATCTTTTCAAGACGCTTCGAGATGCCAAACTCCGCATCTACCAGCGTCCTTAAACTCTTGCGCGACTTCGACGGGTCGTTCAGTTCCGCCGTAAGCCGAATCTCTTCTTCTGGCGTCAGCACCGTTGCAACATCGTCCGTCCGCTTTGTGGGCTGCGCTGATTTCAGCCGGTGATACGCTCGCACCGCCATCTCATTGACTGTGATCTGTTTGCGGGCTATCTCTTCCCAATCCTTGCCTTTGATGACCGTCTTTTTGCCGATAGGGTTTCCGGCTTCATCCATCGGCTGATATTCAAGTACTAGCTCTTCAGGAGCCGGATTAGCGGCGGCTGCTTGCGTCATGCAATCTCCTTTACTTCCTTGCGCTGCTCTGTGATCTTACCGCATTGCACATTCCATGAAACTACTTTGCCCAGCAATGTCGAAAACATATTGGCCGCTCGAGCCTCGCGCCGGAGATTCATGGCCTTGGCATCATCATCTTCCTTGATGGTGACTGCATCGAAGTGGCGGCAAATCTTTTCCATGAGTTGATTAAGAATAGGCCAGCCGGGATGCGTAGTGAGACCCATGAGCGCGATGCGCTCAGATTGCGTGAGTTCGAATTCTTTGGGATTCGCGTCCATTGCTTCCTATTCTAAACTGCCTGTCAAGTTAAACTCCTCCTCCGCCGCTAAAAGGCTGTGCCAGAGGGTCGGTCTGCATACCATGCTCGATAGCCGTCCGAATGACTTCTCCTCCGGCTTTCGAGAGTTCTTTCTCCTGCTCTTCCTTGACTGTTTGCTCGAATTTCTGCTGCTCAAGGCCGCTTGCTTGCTGGCCTTTCTGCGCTTGGATGGCGGAAGGCAGTTGCGCATCGGCTTTCTGGCGTTCTTCTGGCGTCATTTTGACCACGAAATCCTGAGAATATTTCCATCCGGCGAAGGCTGCGAAGTTCTTGAACGCGGCCACGGCGTCAAACTTGTATCCCGCCACATTGAGCATGGTTACGAACGTCGGATTGTTCATAAGCTGAATCAGGAATGGGAAGAATTGCGCCATTTCCTTCTTGGGACCAAGCTTCGCACCAGCCAGAACTTCATATTCCATCTTGGCTTTGCGGAACTGGATATGATCTATCTCGATTTGCTGCTGCATCTCCTCGGACAGGACCTTGCGCAGCACAGCGGCAGGAAGCCTGTCATTGTTCAGTTCATCCATGATTCTGAGCCAAGGCACGAAGATATTGCGCACAAACCTGCCAATCGGCCCATCAAGACGGCCTGCTATGGCTGCTCCAACTTGCTGTGCTCCGCTTCCTGACCTAGTTCCAGTACTCTGCACGCCGGGGAGACTGCTGCCCATCGAAAAGAGCGCATTGGCTCCAGCGGATTCTTTTGCTTCGGCGGCTTGCTGCATCAGCCATTGCATAGCGGCAGCAGGTTGTTCCGGCATTTCTAGGAACTTAAAGGCTTTCGTTACATCGCCTTCCACGTCAATGATGCCGCCTTGCGTCCAGACTAAATCCTGACCGGGCGTGTTGAATCCCTGCGTCCTGATAGCTGTGGGATTGAGACCGTAGTCGAGGAGACTTAGGGACATATTTGTAATGCCCTGGGCCACAAGCTGATTCGGCCCTGCAAGGGTCCCTATTCCTTGCCCATCGAAGCAATCGGGAATCGGACGCCAACAAGCGGAGAGAAATGGAATCTTTTTGTAGGGGTTGGCTTCGTTCCTGATAATGATGTTGTCTTCAAGGTGCTGGAGCACCACGATAACGAAGTTTTTCGACCAGTACTCGATAATGCGCATCCCGTTTTGCAGCGGGTCGGCGGAATCCTTGTAATTTCTTGGCACGGCAGTTTGAATCCATCCCCTCATGGACTCGGGCAGCGTCATTGAGATGTTGTCGCCTTCGGGGGCTTGCCGTTCGCGCATGAACCAGGCTTTTAAGTCTTCTTTTGGCGGGATGTCGTAGCCTTCATATCCCCGGAGATTGTCGAGGTCTTCGTAAGTCGCGTAGTCCGTGTAAACTACGTCCTTAGCCTTTCGAATGTCCCCGACGCGACAACCCCGGTTGACGAGAACGTTACGGCGGTCGCAGTACTTAATCCAAGGCCGGGAAACCACGTGCTCGTCGTATTCGATTTCAAACTCATCGGATTCTGCAGTGTGAATGGTGCGTTTGACGCCTGCCGCGTCGGTCTGCGTATCCGGCTCCGCTTTTCTGATGTACTTTTTCGTGTATACGGTTTCTTCATGCCAGCCCCATTTCATCACCATCGTTCCGATTAAAGCGCCCTGCAAGATGGTCAGTTCAGTCTCTTCCTCGAAATGCATATCATCCAACTGATAAGCAAAGAGAGCGGTTTTCGCCTGAATCATCTCCTGCGAAGTACCGGGACGGGGCCTTAGAAGAAACGGAGGAGACTCATAGAACAATCCGCCCATGATCTTCGGTGTGTTTGTGTCGCAGAGATTCGAGACCAGATAATTTGGGACGTTGGCCGAGGCGTTTCCATTGCCGCCATCGAAACAACCCGAGGAGGTTGGAGACTGATAGATGATGTAGGAATTCGACCAGCCAGCGGGCCAGTTCTGCTGATTCATCCAAGAATTTCCGTCAGAAACCGCTTGAAGGACTAATTTGCAGGCTGCTTCATCGTCATAGAGAACAGTTCCAGAAGGGTCGGTGCGTAGATTTTCTGGCAGGATTTCCGCTGCGGCCTGGGTGGGTTTAGGCATTCATGCCGAGATTTCGGAAGTCGAACGGACTCTTCCGCACTGGACTTCTTGACTCCGCCTGCTTCGGTGGAGGATTCCTATTGAAGACTACCCGCATATAAGCTTCTTGCGCCGCTTGCTTTTCCGCTTCTTCCTGCTGCCTTCTCACCACTTCCGCGTCAACAGGGTTAGAAGGCTCTTTCGGCAAAAAGAACTGTAACATAGAAATGGCGTCGGGGATGTCGTCTTTCCTGCCTTTGTTTTTTCTTAGCCCGGTATAGCGGAGGAATTGCGCGAAGGTTTCATCAATCCAAGGACCCTGCACAAAGAATAGACGGCCTTCGGCGAGAAGCGTTTCAAGACCTTTAATGCGGTTGGTTTTGGCGTCGTACTGATTATCAATAGGCAGCCACAGAATGGGCGTGGCAACTTGATGCCGCAAAGCCACTCTCACGATTTCCTGCTGTAAGAGTTCCGTGCCCATCGCTTTTTCAATCAGGATGCATTGTGGCTTGGTTCTGCGGGCAAGGTCCACGATATGAAAAGCCAGTTCGCTTGACCGCCAGCGGCCAAAGTCCACTTCTGGCACATAGATTTCAGCTTTAGGACGGTCCACTGCTCCGACAGCCCCTGCCGAATAATCCGCCCGTTCCGTCGCTGTCGGTGCCCAATCCCAAGCATTGTAGATCGTCAAATCCTTCGGCACTGCCGCCATCTGCACAAGATGCGCCCGCAAAACATCTTCCGAGAATTGCAAGGCGTCTATATCCGGCTGAGGCTCGTTAAGTTGCTGACACCTAAAATCTCTCTCATTGCTTGAGAGCTTCTTGCGCATCACTGCCCAAGAGAGCTTCTCGGGGAACAGCAAATCGACCATGTGCTTCTTGAGATCGCGCAAGGGAACAGTCTTGAATTCTTCCTTTACCGTCCATCCGGCGCGGCAGAAATACTTCAGTGGAGCATCTTCTTGCGGCACGGCGAGACGAGTGCCATACCAGTCGTCAAGGGCATAGCGCGTTCCGATGTTTATTTTCCCGCCCCACTCATCGAGCAGATTCTCGGCATTGTCATACTTATTCTTGAGCTTGATGCGGGCTTCCGGTGTAGTGGAATTCCTATCCGAAACAACGTCGTCGCCAATCATCAAATCACAGTGCTGGCTGGCCAGAGTGGCAACGATGGCATTGGCCCATAGGGAAGGCTCTTTTTGTTCGGTATGGATTCTCGCGGGGCATTCAAGAGGCAGCTCACTAGTTCCCTTTACTCCGGTCAGGATGTATTCGGGGAAGAGCTGCTGGAGCTTGGTGGCCGGAGCGCCTTCCGGCTGATAAAAATATCGTTTGATTTGCTGGAGAAACAGCACGGAATTGTCGTATTCGCCGGTGACGATGAATATGCGGGCGTCGGGAGCATTCAGGAGAAACTGCGTAGAAAACCCTGAACTGATAGTCGATTTGAAGATGCCGCGCGGGTCGAGCAGCAGATATTCCGGCCATTCCTTGAACTGTTTAAGGATGGCGTCTTGCAACTCTTCAAGCGTGTAGCCTTCGTGATAGACGCCATCGAAATTAAGTTTGGGAAAGAAATCACAGACTGGCCGGTGAACACGCTCGATAACGCGAGTCCAGCCGAGAATGGAAACGAGCAGAAAGAACAGGTCCTTGCGGCAACGATCCCGCAAGTTCAGCCATTGCTCAAAAGTGATGCCGCACGGAGAGTCTTTATAAATCCCTTGAAGATCTTCCGTCGAACGGCACTCCGATTTGTAAAACGCCATCCCTATTGAGCGGCCATCGGCGATGGTGCAGGCGCGGCGGCAGGAGCCGCACTGTCTAGCTGGCCTTGCATATGCTCCATCATGTCCGCGTCGTTGGCGTGCGCGGCGCTGTGCTCCGTGCCGTCATGCATGGTGTGGCGCGTGGTGTGGCTGCCATCGCCGTGATGCTCAATATGCGTATGCTTTATGCCGTGTTTTGGACCTTTGGATTTTTTCTCTGGCAAGTGGTGTCCTTTCGTGGCTGCATCCCATTCGGCAAGCCCAGCTTTGCCGAGAATTTCGGGATGCGCGTGCATGTAGCCCTGCTGGGCCTTGCTCTTGAACGACAAACTAGAACTCCAGATTCCATTCGTACATCGCGGCGGTGTTCAGGGCATCCGACACACCGAAGTTCAGGCCAAAGACAAATTGCGGCAGAACGGGCGGGAAGTTGTTGCCATCGGAAAACACGCCGAGCCAGTTGATGCCGGTGATGCTGGTATTGGTGAAGGACGTGCTGGACACTCCATTCGCTACCCAGGTCGTTGAGACCACCTGAACGATGCCGGAGCCGTTGTCGCCTTGCAGGTCAAATTTCACCATCCAGGGATAATTAGCTGCGGTCGAGCTGAAAAGTTGCGCCGAAGTCAATGCGCTGACCGTGGTGTTGCTGCCGGAAGTGAGAGAATTTCCGAATTGCAGAGTCGGAATGATGGTGGGGGAAGTGCCGTGCAGGAACATGGTTCCAGCAGCTTTGATGGTCATGATTTGCCCTTGCGCGGTCGAGGGAACCTGCAATCCTGCCGGGAGAGTTGCGGTCAGTAGCGAAGGGAAAATCTTGACGCCGGAGCCGGTGCCGCCGACTTTCGATGGGAAAGCATAATTGATTCCACCAGATGTTACAGAAATATCAGCCATGTGTTTTCCTTACGAGGGTTCACCTCGCACGCGAAGGGTCTCCTCGCGCTGAATCGTGCTGAGTCTACTCCCTACTTTCCGTATTTGGCAAGGAACTTCTCGCGCCAGTGAGCTTCCTCGACGTGCCACATGGAGTAGTTGCCGGGCTGACTGAGGCAGGTTTTGCATAGGCAAGTCATCAGTTCCAGAGATTCCGTGAGCGGGATTCCGGCCAGCGAAAGCACATAACCCGTTGCACGATCTTCGTAAGGCGTATCTGGCTGAGGGGAATTGAGGATGGCTTCCATTGCGTGGTGGGAGAGCCAATACGCTGGGCCGCAAGCATATCGGACGGTTAGTTCAGGCTCCTGGCCGAAGCGTTTGACCTGCCCTTCACGCATGTTGCCGCGATAATCCACTGGTAGGAAATTGGCGAGGGCCTTATCCACATCCACGTACACGTCGTCATCTATTTTGCAGAGGTAGTCGTATCCGGCGTCTCTGGCCCAGCGGATGACGGCGCGGACTTTGGGGACGAGGCTGTAGTAGTCGTCTCCGCAATCAGGAAGGAAGATTTCATCGGCCAGCGGTTCGCGGCCACCAGTTCCGCCGTAAAAGAATCGTACATTCCCTTTGGCAGCAGATACCCAGGTTTTTCGCATCCATTTGACATTGTGGTTTTCTCCTGATTGGTGCGTGTTGTGAGTGGCTTCGCTTGCATACGTGCGATGGTGACAGGTGACGATGGCAAAGAGGATTTTAGGGATGTTCTCGGGCATAGAGCCTTCGCATGTCCTCGATCTTGACGGCATGGGCGGTTACGGCAGAGTCGTTCACTCGGGAAATATCTATCCAGTGGTTTTCGAAGCCGCACCAATGGCCAGTTAGATAGGCTCCTTGAATGTGATGCTGCTTCATGGCTTCGCCGACGATAACATCCTCGGCCCAAGTGTGGGGAATGAGTTCAGAAACAATCTGCATGGCGCGTTTTGAAAGCCAGTAGCCGGGACCTCCCGAAGCATACGTTTTCGCTCCGCCCATGTAGCCGCCATAATCGAATTTCTGGGATTCCAGCTCGGCAAGCAGTCTTTTCGGCCAGATATAAGTATCATCGTCTGCTTTCAGCATCCAGTCATAGCCCTGCCAGAGCGCCCATTTGGTAATGGCTATGACTTTGTGGGGCAGGTGAGCATAATCATCCTCGCAGTCGAGCCAGACTTCATCCCATCGCGGAATTTCGCCCGGAGTCCCGCCATAGAAGAAACGCAAATCCAGCAAGGGGAGAACATCTTTCGCCCAGGTCTCGCGGATAGCTTCGATGCGCTCATTCGGCCCGCTGATATGAATGTTTGTGCCGTAGCCTTGATTCAGATAGGCGTGTTTGGGGTCGAAATGCGGGGATTCCGTGGACTCCCACAAACCGTAAGAAAGTTGGCGGCAAGCTGGGATGGCGATAAGTATTTTCATAGCAGGATAAGAGCGTCCTCGCGCTGGAAACGGAAGCTGATAAAAACATGCGGGCCGAGAGCCGAATAATCCCCTACAGGAGAAGCATCTTCGATGATATAGACGCCACCGGGCGAGAGCAGCGAGTGGAACTCCTTGTAGGTGCGAATCTGTTCTAACGGGTCGTGGTTGGCGTCGTCTAGAATCACATCGTAGGGACCTAACGGGAAGTCGCGCGAGCGCAGATAAGACTGGATGCGCGAGCCTTCGACCAGCACGGAAGCGTCTATATCGAGGCCGACGATCATGGCGTTAGGAAAGTAATCCTGCCACATCCTGAGACTTGCGCCGGGTTGGTAATCGGGGACATGGGCCATTGCTTCAGGCGAGCCTATGCCGATTTCGAGGACTGATTTAATTGTTTCGCGCTGGCCGGAAAACAGCCGCTCGTAGAACTCCGTATAGGGACCAGCCTTATCAGTACCATACTTTCTGGCCAGGTCCGTGAGCATTAGAATTCTTCTTTCGTCTTGCTGCGTCCATGGCCCAGATGCTCGATGATGGGGCGGCCAAGATCGGCGATGCGGTAACCCGCCTTCAAGTAAAGCCTGGAGAGAGCAAGCTCCGACTGGCAAGCCCACATATTGAGACCGCCTTGGGCATAAGGCCCCATTTTGAGATAGTCCGATTTTCGCCGGAGGCCCGGGTTAAAGCTCATACCACCCCAACCATCCTGCCAGTTAGGTTCCGCTATAAGAAAGGGATAGCTGCTTTCCTGCAGGGGATGATTCCAGGCCCGGCCCCGCAAGCTCACGCTGAAAATCTCAGGATACTGACACAAAATGTCATAGCTTGGCTGGATGAAGTCGCCCTCTTTGAATTGCCAATCGTCCTCGCACCAAAACACAAGCTCTGTGTCAATCATGCCCATCAGCCGGTCGCAGGAGCGAATCTGCCCGAGGCGAGGGTCGTTCCAGTACCACTTCCAAGCTTCTCCGCTGCCTCGTTTCAGCATATCGGGAAGCGGCCCATCTTCCAGAATCAGAACCTCCCGCGGAGCCACATCCACATGCTGAAAGAAGCTATCCAGGGTCTGCTTCAGCAGGTCGTGCCGGTCGCAGCTCGTCACCGCCAAGGTATATTCTAGGCTCACGATGGCGCTTTCTGGCAGAGCACAATGCTGCTCTCCTCAACCACAATCATCTTGAACAGCGCATGCGGATAAACGATGGTCGTCCCGTCTGGATTATCCTTGACCATTCCTCCTAAATGCGTCCATGACTGGAGAATGCTCGCCTTGGCCTGCCCCTTGGCTTGTTGATTCTGCACCTCCACGCCTATCTCAATCACAAGGTCTTCCGAGCCATCTTTGCGTATCCCGCGAAACTTCAGCATGATCTGCATTATTTCAGCCTTGGCCCTCGTCCGTTAACGACTTCATAGAAATAGCATCCCCAGACCTTGCATCGGTTGTAGCTGGCTCCGTGAGAGCAAGTATCTTGAGAAGCCTCTCCCGCCCCACTTTCTCCACTCCCTCCGGCGCTATCACTACCGGGCATGGCGGCACTCCCTTTAGCCCCCTGCATCCCTCCACCAGCCTTTGCGCTGTCTCTGGGTCCTTTACCACCACGATGTCGCCCACCTGAAGCCTCAGCAGCTTGATGTCCCGCCTCAGATCGCTCTTCCGCATCAGCGCCCCCTCCACCCACACGTATTCCGCTGCCCCGCAACAGCCCCGAATTCGTACCGTCTCCAAGAGCTATATTCCTAAACCATGTGCTCAGTGGTATAAGCCCCGCCCGACGCTTCGCTTCCGCATACTCTGCGGGCTTCAAAAGAAGCGTGAGACGGATGTGCTCACTCATGCGCATTGATTATCATTTGTGGGGATGTGTGTCAAGGGGAAAGTTTGCCTGGCACAGCCACGCTCGCTCTGACCCCCGCCTGGGGCGACCACACCCGTATGACCTGGCCAAAATTAGGGGTCCCATTACCGGACATAGTACCACATAAAGACGAGCAAGTTACTCATTCCAAGGTACATCCTAAAGTTTTCGCCTTTTATTTGCGTCCGATAATATCCATTATGAAAACAAGGTTTGCTTGCAACTGATTCATTGCACGAGGTTTGTAAAAGAGGCTTGAGGTGCTATAGTCGGTAGTACTCGATATGTGACAAATTTTGTCTGCAAAATGACTATTTTTGTCGTAAAGCACTTTTTGTCCGGCGTTGAAAACAAAGAACTTCACTGCGAGGCCGACAACTTCTCAAGCTCAGTTATTTCTTGCCTTGCAATTTCGCGGTCAGAATAGTCTATTGAATCAGTGGTTTGCGCTTTAGCGAGATGATTTAGACTTTTTGTGAGTGCTTGGTCTTTATAAGCTGGGAGTTCTTGCTGCTTGAGCTTGCCTTCAAGGATTAGCAATAGTTCGCAGGCGCGAAGCTTGATTCTTTCGCTTTTGGAGTCTCTGCCGAGGTAGCGGAGGAGAGTTTCGGTCTTGATGTTGATGCCGCGCTGATTTGGCTTGGCATGCACTGATTAGCTCGCGTTCGAAGTCGATC